AACATATAAAGATTGTGTTTTAAAGGTATCACTAGAAGCCTCAGGAAACAGAATATCACCCTCATATCTTTCAGATGTTTCATTATAGTAAAAGTTTAGTGGATTTCCCTCTTTATCAAAGAATATCAAATTTTGCATCTAAATTCAAATAGCATTTTGAATATATATAAAAACTTTAATTCTTGGTGGAGAGTTAATATATAATAAAAATTGATTTTCTTTATGAAATACATCAAAAAGTTCAATGAGGAGTTAGTATCCGAGCATCTACAATACCATATTGATAATAATATGTCAGTGACTGAAAATATATTTAGATATGGATCAGATTCATATTTTAAACTACTAAAAGAATCCAGAGAGTTATATGATAGTGGTAAAATAGAACTATCGGGACACGATAAAGAACTTTTTGAAGGTTCAGATATTGGTAGATTTGAAATGTTCGAAGGTGAATTAGTACCTTTAGACTTACCGCTTGAAATAATAGAAGAAATTAATGAAGCAGAATATAAAGGTCGTGAGGTTAAATTAAACCATCCAACAAGAAGTTCAGGTCCAAAGAAATATAAAGTATTTGTTAAGAACCCAAAAACAGGAAAAGTAAAAGTTGTACACTTTGGAGATGTAAGTGGTGGATTAAGTGCTAAGGTCTCAGATCCAAAGGCTAGAAAATCATTTGCTGCTCGTCATCAATGTCATTTGAAAAAAGATAAAACTAAACCAGGATATTGGGCCTGTAGAGCAAATAAATACGGACACCTTTGGGGTGGTAAAACTTATCCAGGATATTGGTAATATGAAACATTTAAAACCATATAAACTATTTGAATCTATTTCTGAGAAACTATATCACGGAAATAGAAAAGGGGATTTTCCACCAGAGAAAAAAAGATTTGCAGGTGCTATATTTCTAACATCTAATTTAGAATTTGCAAAAGACTTTGCAGGATTCAATGAAAAAGACGAATTTCCAAATGGTGCAGTTTGGGAAGTTACATTGAAAGATAATTTAAAGCTTTGCAACCCAATGGAAAAAGAAACAATGAAAAATTTAAATCTAAAATCCACTTTACAGAGTATGATTAATGACAAATATGTTGATCAGACCAATGGAACAAAGTTTATAGAAGTTGGTACTGGATTTAAAGGTTATGATTATGATACCGATAAAGAATTTGATTTAACAGATAAATCACAAAGTGTGAGTTTTTATCTTTGGAGAATAAAAAATGGAGCTTGGAGAATAATTGAATGTGAACCTATTATCAACAAGATAAAAGAATCTGGATATGATGGATTCTTTGTGATTGAAAAAGGTTCAAAAAATGTGGCAATATTCAGTGAAGATTCTATAAAAAACTTTGAAAAAGTATGAAAATTAAAAAATTTAACGAATCAAATTCTAATGCAATTGATCCGAAATATTTAAATTTCATATTTGACGATTTTATTGACAGTGGTGCTGAAGTAGAACACGATGTAGAAACCGGTGATATGTATTGGGAAATATTCATAAAAGAACCAATGATATATGCGAACTCAGTAAAAGACGGATCAATTAGAGGATTAAGAGGAGATATTGATGAATATGTTAAAAATGCAGAGTCATTTCTTAACTTTTCAAAAACTATAAAATCTTGTATAAAGAGAGTGGAAGATGAATACCCAAATATTAAAACAAAATTTGAATTTGAAACACAAATTGATACTTATGGTAATGTTGAAAGAGAAATACATATATTATTTGAATTATGACACTACCATTTAAAGAAGAAAAAATATCCGAAAATACTTTCATAAGAACATTCTATCAAGATGTTGATTCTGGAGATTTATATTGGCATCGTGATTTTGAAGATAGAATAATAGAATCTATTGAAGAAACTGATTGGAAATTTCAATTAGATAATGAGCTACCAATAAAAATTGAAGGTAAAGTTTTTATACCCAGAGGCATATATCACAGAATAATAAAAGGAACTGGTGATTTAAAAATTAAATTACAGAAATTAATTTAATTCACAATTTATATTAAAAACAACCATATCACTAGAACTATCATAAAATCCACCCCAACCAAATCCCCTTTTTTCTATTTTAGAATTAATATTTGGATGTCCAATTGATGAAAAATATGTTTTAAGAATTGAATTTAAATCCGATTCGATATCATCTACCACGACTTTTCTCATTTCTTTAAGAGAATTATTATAATCTTCATACTCACCATCTTCAAGATTATACCAATAATTATCATCATGTAGATTTAAAAATAATTGTAAGTGTATAATAGGTGATATAATACAATTTTCGATGAAATTATCAGACTTCGCTCTTAAAAGATAACCTTTTGCCCACCAATCGTCAGCACCTGGTCTTCTTTTAATATATGCCTCCATCTGTTCTTTTCTCTTTTCAATCTCTTTTTTACGAACATCTTCGACACCAGAAACTACTTTATCTATAACACTGATATTTGTATCAACCTTAAAAGTACTTTTAGATGGTAAATTATTTTCATCCATTGAGGCAACAATATTAAATTTATCCAATGAGCTAGACCACTTTACCCCACTCTTAGGAGTAACATCTAATGAGTAGTAAAAATAAGATGAAATATCCGGATATTTATCTTTTACATCCATGAAATAATCATTAAATAAATGAACATCACCATCTCTAAAGAAGTCAAGAGATTTTACAACTTGTTTCTCAACATGAGAAAAGTCTTTAATATCCAACCCCCATTCTTTTAATTTCTTAATAGAAGAGGTAGATATATATCCAGTCTTTTGATACTTATCAAGAAAGTTTTTATATTTACCAAGGTCCAATTCTTCGAACCTTCTAAGATGTCTCATTAATTTATATATTAATGAGCAAATATAATAATTTTATTCACTTTTGACCTTATAATTCTCATTATAAATCTTTATAATCTCATTGAATTCACCTAACATACCATCTCTGAAATCAGAATTCTCATACTTTTGATTCTCAATATAACCTTTGATAAATTCTTCATATTCCAACTGTATAGAAATCTGTAATTCTTCCTCGGTTAATTCCTTTTCTTTCTTCTCTTTTTCAGTTTTAACTATATCATCTAAATATTCGACAGATGCGAAGTTTCCAGTCTCTAAAATGGTTTCTAATTTTCTTCTAAGCTTTCTATTATTTATAAGAAGATTGTTAGAAATGACAAGATCGATATAATCCTTTGAATTTTTTAAACCATCTATTAACTCAACATCGTCTTCATTAACTACTTGAACTTTTTTAAAGACTGGAGAATGTGTATTTGGTTCAAAATGAATATTACCACTTATTAAGTCTAATACAGTAATACCCTTTTGATCACCCATATCATTTCTATCCATTTGATATGGTGATCCGATAAATGTAAAATTCTTATTAGTTTGACGTATATGTATATGTCCGGAAAAAACGTGTTTAAATCGATTAAACTCATCCACATCTATCTTATCAGCATTCCTATGAGCAACAGAATTTAAGTGCATTCTACACCCATTTAAATCACTATGACAGAATAAATAGTCTCCAGAATTAGACTGAATTTGTTTGATCATATCTAGTCTCTTTTCAATCCAAGGCATTAAAACTAATTTACTTCCAAATAGTTCAATAGTAGTTGTGTCTGTATACACATTAATATTATCGACAAAATTGAAAAGTCTTACAGAGTTAATATCATTAGATCCCTTATTCCAAAGATCATGATTACCGACAATAAGGTGAACTGGAAGTATTTTAGATATTTCAGTTAATATTTTCTCAGCTTTATATGATGCAATGATAGGAATGGAAGTTCTGTTATCATAAAGATCTCCACAATGTATTAATACATCACCTTCTTTAGCATTTTCTTTAAGATATGGAATGAAGAAGTTATAAAAATAATCTTCCATCATATTTAGCCATTTATCTAAATTATTAACATAGACACCAAAATGCCAATCTGTTGTAATAAAAACTTTCATTCATACAATTATATTTGTAATTTATATGAATAGATTAAGACTTGTTTTAATAAAAAAAGTCGATAATTTCTTATCGACTTTTTAAGTATTTTTAAATTACTATTAATATCCTTGAACAAATGGAGGAGTGATAGTGAAGTTGTTATCAATATACTCGTCAATCCAGTAGTCAGCAACGAAGTTAGCTGTGATATTTTGAAGAATACCTTGTCCATCATAGTTTAAAGTAGGACTCGCTACAGACTTAATCTGAGCATTTTGGAAAGTAACTCTTCTCAATACAAGACCTTTCTTATCATGTTGGTTTACTATAATAGTACCAATAGTATCAGCCTTATAATGTAAATAACCATTTTGTGAATTCCACACCAAATCGTACCAAGCTTTCAAAGCTGCCCAGCTTTCCATTGAACCGTTGTTATTAACGTTAACATTGAATGTTATTGCCAAATCGTCAATGTGTGTTTCAGCAGGACCAGCATTTAAGAATGCTCTTGTTGTGTACTTCCATCTTTGGTTAGAAGTAGCAATAGTTTTATTTGTCAAATTCAAGTCAACTGAAAGTGCTTGTTGTAATAACAATACAGGATCTCTACCTTGTGCTTGTAATATTGTTGGAAGTACAAAGGTGATTTCAAATAAATTCAAATATACTGGCTCTTGTGGTTGAGTACCAGGTCCCCCAGGACTACCAGTTACTTGTAATTGAGTAAAATGTGGAAGCGGCATAGTCTTTTTTTATTATTTTTTTATTTAATTGTTTAGAACAAATTATAGATTATATATTTAATCCTTATTTGTTCGTATTACAATTATTATTTTTTCTCATTTATATATATTCATTTAAAAAATTAACTTTTTTCTATTTCTAATTGTTTATACTGTTAAATTTTAATTTTTTTAAAAACAATCCAGTAGGGAAGATAAGTATAAGTATATATACCTTTAAAATAAATATTTTAAACATGGCAAATAATAAAGAAATGTCAGAAGAAGATTTTCTAAAAAAGCACTTAGAAGAAACATCTGGATCAAAACAGAACTTCAATCCTGCCCAATCAATGATTGATCAAGCTCCATATAAAAATCAAGTTGATTCAACAAGAACTACTGATTTACAATATTTTCACTTTGATGTAAAAGACCTACCATGTGGTAAATTTTATCCATCTGGTACTGTACTTATGATAAGAGCGGCTCAAGTAAAAGAAATTCAAGCCTATTCAATGGTAGATGATAATAATTTTTACGATATAGTTGAAAAAATGAATGATATGTTACAGTCTTGTGTAAGAGTTAAATATTCTAATGGTAATATAGCTAGCTTTTTAGATATAAAAGATCAAGACCGATTATATTTGATTTTTACAATCAGAGAATTAACTTTTCAATCTGGAAATACTTTAGCAGTAAATGTACAAACCGGTTCTGGAGAATCTCAAATTGAATTAAAAAGAGAAAATTTTAAATTTCATGAAATTGATCCTAAACTAGATAAATATTTTAATAAAGCTAAAAACTGTTATGTTTTCAGAACAATTAACGGTAAAGAGTTTGAATTAACTCCACCAAATATTGGAATTCAAAAGTCGTTTACCGACTATATTATAAAGGAAAATAACGAAAATAGAACTCCGAATTTAGCATTTTTAAAGATTATTCCTTTCATGTTAGAAGGTAGATCCTCAATTACATATGAGGGAATAAAAGCTAAATTGTCAGATTTTGAACAAATGGATGATGTGTCTTTTCAATTCTTAAACGCAGCAGTTGGTAAAATGACCTTCGGTATTAAAGAACTTGCAAAA